ATTATAATGTTAATAACTAATATTATAACCCTTATATTTGGACTCTGAGATATAGCAGTCCTATCCCTAAACTTTATATTTAGAGATGACTGCTATTATAACCCTCACATTGTGGATCTTCGCATAGCTTATAATATTTTCAAGGTTTACAGGTCTATTATAATTCGTCCTAACCTTTGAAGCTGTGTAAACAATCCCTTTTGGTAGCTTCTTTTATAATTGTTATCGCCAAAAGTAATTACCCAAACCAATAACAAGGATTATAATATAAACAAACATTATAATTATAAACAAACTATTTCTTATAATTATAAATAAATAAAATAAATGTTGCATAAATGAAATATCCATTATAGATTTATGCAAAGAATATATGGAGATTATAAATGAATAACATAAAAAAAATTATAAAAGAAAAGAGAATACGACAGACTGAAATATGTGAGGCTCTTGACATTAATGAAAGTGTTTTATCTTTGATCATAAGTGGAAAGAGAAAGCCAAACCAAGAAAGGCTTAGAGCCTTAGCTAAATATTTAAAAGTCAGTATAAAAGACTTATATCCAAATGTAGAAGTAAAACGAATAAACTATTATTATATATAGGAGAATAAAGAATGATACAAGAAATATGGAATAAATTATCTGCAATAGATGTTAATAAACATAAGAAAAAAAGAGGGCAATTTGATTATTTGCCTTGGAATGTTGCTATATCTACTCTAATGGAGCATTATCCTAATGTAAATTATGATTTCTTACATTATACTGATAATAATGGTATGGTTAAGGATTATATTGTTGCACCTGACGGCTCTTGTTCTGTTGAATGTGTGGTTACTATAAATGAGATAACCAAAAAAATGTGGTTAGCAGTTACTGATTATAATAATAAAGCAATTAAAAATCCAAGTTCAGTAGATATAGCTAATACTAAAATGAGATGTTTAACTAAATGTATTGCGACTGGCTTCGGATTAGGTTGGTATATATATCTTGGCGATGCCTTACCACAAGAAGATACTCCAGAATTTTATACTGAGCAACAAACTGCTAAATATGATGAGTATAAAAACCATAAAGTTTTTGATGGATTACGACAAAAGAAAAAACAAGAACTATCAAAACTATTAACAGACAATAACAATTCTTATAAAGTATATCAAGACTTTTTAGATGAGATGAAAAAAGATATTGATAAATTTGAAGAATTAGATGGGATATTTTAATGAAATGGATAGAAGAACATAGAGCAATATGCGATAAAGACGAAGATACTTGTGAACAATGTTATCATATAGGAGAATCATTATGGGCATTATCACAAGCACAAGAAGAAATAGATCAAAAGAAAAACCAACCTAAACCTAAACCTCAGACTAAACTCACTTATAATTATAGGTTAAGAGAATGGAGAAATGAATGAAGAATGAATTGTTAATATCAGAAATTCAAGCAGAGTGTAAAGATTTTGCAGATAAAGTTATGGACATTTATAAAGATTATGGTATAATGATAGAGTTTAGCGTTTATGATCCAGAAGAAATGAGAAAAAATTGTGAATAGTCTTGACGAAATTATAGAAGAACTTGACTACCACCTGCTTTGGTATAAATGGTTTAGTAAATATCCACCAAACAAAGAAATAGTTAAGTATAATAAAATGAGTAAATCCGAACAAATGGATTTTCTAAAACAAAAGGAGAAAGAAAATGGAAAATAAAGATATGACTGGTGTATTATTTATGGTGGAAGATAGAGCCTCAGATAAACACCCTAACCTTACAGGCAATGTACTTATAAAAGGCGAGAAGTATTATATCTCGGCTTGGACTAATACTGCTAAAGAAAGTGGTAAAAAGTATATTAGACTTATACTAAATGAAGAACAAAAACAAACCAAAACGGATAGCGATTTGCCGTTTTAAGAAAGGGGTTAAAGAATGGTAAGAACTACATCAATAATTGCTTATAATGACTTAAAATTAAGTGGTAAGCAACCTACTCAAAAACAAATCATCTTAAACACTTTAAGGGATAATAAAGAACCTATGAGTTTACAGGAGATTTGTGATAGAACTAACTTTCAGATAAATGCAGTAAGTGGTAGAGTTAATGACTTAAAGAAAGCAAATCAAGTTGTTGAAGCCCCCACTCGTAAATGTAGTATAACTAGAAAAACAATAACTCCAGTTAGGGCATTACGATTCTAATGGAGATAGCAATCAGAGAAAAAGGTAAAGTTCGTTGGGTTAAACTTGATAAAGTAATAAGCAAATTTATTAATAAAAAGGCAACCACTTTGCCTCTTTCCTCTGATAAAGATTTTGAAAGATTCTGGACACTATATGGAAAGAAAACCACGAAGAAGCAAAGTCTCGCTTATTGGAAAAAACATATTACAAAAGATTTAATACCAAAGATTATGAACCATACAAAGAATTATATTAAAGATAGAGAGAGAGTTTACAGATTGGATCCAATTAGATATTTAAAGAGAGCAACTTGGGAAGACGAGATTATATCTGATAGTAAAGAATATGAAAATTATAGATTAGATACAAGAGGAGCATCAAGATTTGGTTATTGTTCAAAATGTGGAGATACTTATTTCGGAGGGATTAAGACTATCCACTTAGAAGAAACTAAATGTTGTAATGCTAAGGTCTTAACAAAAAGAGGATAAAATGGAATTATATATTGATTCTGAAAAACTAAAGATAGCTATACAAGGATTACAGGCGATTATAGAAGAAGCAGTTGAAAATTCGCCTTCAAGAAATATAGCCGAAAAAACTTTAGAAGAAATTAATAACTTATAGGGCAGGTAACATCCGAGTCTCGCACACTCACTTTCTCCCTCCTTAGAGATACTTGCCCTCCAAATTAGGAGTATAAATGAAAAGAAAATGCCCACGATGTAAAATGCCTAAAAATAAAGAACAATGGGCAGATGGTGGTTGGACTAACACAACTTACTGCAAGGAATGTCAGAAATATTATAATAATATAAAAAGAAACAAAGCACAAGAAAAGATTATGAAAGCAACAAACAATGGTAAATGTTGGTGGGTATTACAAAGCATAAATGCTCAAAGACACTCTAGGAAGGAAGAATAATGCCGAACAAAAGCAAAGCTAAAGGAAATAGATTTGAAAGAGAAATAGTAGATGCCGTTGAATTGCACGAAGTTAAATGTGTTCGTGCTTGGGGGAGCAACGGCAGAGCATTAGGTTGTCACGAAGAAGTAGATATTTTAATTGATGATGATATTAAGGTTCAGGCGAAAGTAAGAAAGGCTTTGCCGAAATGGATCAAACCCTCTGAAGAAGTAGATATACAAGTAATAAAAGAGGATAGAGGCAAGATTTATGTAGTACAAGAATTGAATGATTGGTTAGTTAATTTAAAGGAGAAAAAATGACATTATTTATAGACACACAAACAGATGATAAAAGTATAACAGAAGTTTTGTTATCAGATAATAATTGGTATAAAGTAAAAAGTCAAACTTATTGTATGAATGATGCTTTAGAAATAGGTTATTATGATAGTGATAACGAAAAATACTACCAACAAACAGATTTGGGGGAAGGTTTTGCATTTTCGTTAAAAGATGGTTCTGTTATTTATTGTAGACTTTCTGAAATAAAAGCATTTAAGATTAAGTATAAAAAATGAAAGTATATGATAAAATATGGAACTATTCTCTTGATGATATACCAAATATTAATGATAAAATAATGATATGTCAGCACAACCAAGATAATGATTTTCCTTATTTAGTTGAAGATATAAAATATGAAAAAAGAGATGATTATAATTTTTACATAGCAAGAGGAAGACAACTTAAAAAAAATGGACAAATTAGAAGGTTTGCAGATTTTGAAATAGAATTTGAATTATATTTTACTGACAAACCAAAAGATGAATTTATAAAGAGATAGGTGGTAGGTTTTTATTCATTCTCCCTGCCTTTGGTACACCCCTTTCGGTACACTATCTCTTAAAATTGGAGAATTATGATTTCACACGAATTAGCACAGATTTGGATAACAAGTGACGGCAAGAGATTCTTAACTAAAGATGAAGCCGTTAAACACGAAGAAACAATTCAACCTACTATAACTGAACAATGGTTGGATAGATTAAAAGGAGAATAAATGAATGTAGATGTTAAGAGCCTTATAATAGGTATGTTAATTATAATAGCATTATTAGTATTAACTGGATTCGGTGGTGGTCTTGGTTCATCGCCTTATAATCCATTATATGTAAAGGTGGTTTAATATGGAAATTATATTTACAACATTATTAGCTACGATTGGTGTGTTTCTCATAGCAGGGATCATCATAGAATCAATAGAAAAGTATTTCGATATTAAAGAGAGGTTTAATAATGAAGGTTAATTGGGTTAATTTCCTTATATATTTAGGTATGATAATATTGGGAACATTATTTTGGTGGTGGGTTATAAAATACCTATGTATAGTTATAGCTTGGTTAATGATGTGCCTATGAACACTAAGGATTATATTAAATATATAAAATCTAAACATTGTTTGGTATGTGGTGGTTCGCCTGTAGATGCAGACCACCAAGATACAATAGGTATGGGTGGCGATAGAAAAAAACAATCTATTAAAGACTTTACTTGCATACCATTGTGCCGTAAACACCACACAGAAAGACATAACATAGGTTCTTTTCAATTTGAACACAAACATAGCCTTAACCTATGGAAAGAAGCTTTTTATTTATTAAGGGGGTATTTCGCAGAATGAAATTCGCAGGTAAAGTAAAGAATGGAAAATTAACACTTGATGATAATCTTGGATTTAAGGACTACTTATATCTAATTGAGGGTGATGTTCACCTAGAGATAAAACCTGCCGAAAAGGTGCGTTCTCCACAACAAAATGCTTACTACAGGGTTATAATTAGGATATTATCTAAAGAATTAGGTTATACTGAACAAGAAATGCACGAAACTATCAAAGAAAAATATGATATTGGATCTACTAAACAATTATCTGTAGAAGAATTTACTGAACTTATTGAGATAATCAAAAGATGGGCAGTAATAGATATGGGTATTGTTCTACCTAATGCTAGGCAACCTCATCAATAGTAATACTTAAAGTATAAGTATTATAAGCCACTTGTTGAACACTTAGGGTTTTTTGGTTAAATGTACATATTGAGAATTGGTCAGGATTATTATTAGTGTTATCAGGTTGAAATATAAACGGCAAAGTTCCACCTAAAGTACAATTCCACACAAAATTAAAACTATCATCTGTAAGCATAGGATTAGGTATATCATCATTAGGTGTCACATCATCTGAAGTAAGTGTATTAGATACTTCATTTTCCATCCACATATTATCTTCACTTATATATGAAAATGTCAGATTCCAACTCCTTAATCCTTTTCTACCTAAACCACTTTTTGGTATTTGATTAAAATTATTTGCACTACCATCTCTAGAAGTTGTATCTAATTCAAATGGAGGATATTTATAAGTTCCATCTTCTCTATGATACATAGTCCATTCTGTTGGTCCGTCATAATAAATATTAGATAGTGTTTTACCACCCATTGTTTTTTTAGTTTTAATACCTTCAAATCGTCTAGACATTGTAAGTGATAAGTCAGGCGAATTAGGAGCATCCCAATATCTCCCTAACACCATAGATCCTAATTGATGTTTTCCTTCATCAATAGGATTTGAACTATTATAATATATACTAAAACTCCTCCAATATTCATCTGTAGAAGTAAAATCAAAAATAGTTGTTCCATTGTAAGTAGGGTCTATCAAATCACCTTCGTGATTAGAATTTAAAATTTCGTTTACTGGATTAAATATTACACTAGTTCCAGATGTTAGTCCTTTCTTACCAAAAAGTTGAAATTTTTTAGTATTAGAACCTAAGTTGTGATTAAGTAAAGCACAAAAATTAACAGGAAAAGATGTTTTAGGTGTGTTATTTGCACTACTTCCTATACTAAAAGGAGTTAATTCGCCTGAAGTCTGTGCATTAGCTGTGTATGGATTAGAGGGATTCATATACAATAATTCTGCACCACCTTTAACATCATCCCAACCTACTTGTCCTGTTGCGTGTAAAAATGTAGGTATATCTACATAAAATCTTGGCGTTTTAACTTGTGCTCCCATTAATATCCTCCTATACTACCTGAACTTGTTGTAGTAGCTGTTCTAGTTCTTCTTTGTTTTTTAATTTGTTTTTTATCTACTTCAGGTAGATTATAATCAGGTAAATTATAAATTGTCTTTTTAATTTTATCTTCTGATTTTTTAATTTTCATATCATCCCAATATATGTATTCAGAAGCGAATACTTCACCTTGTGTATCCCAATTAACTTTATTTCTTATTATTTTACAAGTTATCTTTGTTGCGTTTTTATCAGAAATTATTAAATCCCTAATATCAAATTCTCCGTTATAAGTAAATAAAATTTGTTTTTGTATTGGAACACCTGAAAGTGCAAACATTATCATTTTATTGTTATTACCTTGCAATATCCACCCTTCTGGAAGTTGTGGCGTAAATTCTGCTTTACCTTTAAAATGTATTTGAATACCCATTATATCAACATTAGAATCTATTACACATACACCTTCTTCAAAAGATATATTAGCTGCTGATGGTTTTGCCATATCTCTATTAAATTTTTTAACTTTGCCTGTTCTTATTGCTTTTGCCATTTTATTATCCTAAAATTATTTGAATTAACATTATCACATCTTGTACATTTACAAATCCACTATTATTTAAATCTCCTCTTGCTCTTTCAGATGCTTCTTGTTCGTCACTTTCAAACTCAGCAAAACCAAGTACAATATTTACCAATCTTACAACATCTAAAACATTAACAATATAATCACCATTTACATCACCAACAGGATATTGTCCTTCTTCCCATTCTCCTTTTTGTGAAAAAGTTCCATACTTAATTAATTCTTCTTCATTATCTTGTGATCCACTAAGAGAATATACTTTTAGACTAGCTTCAATATTACAATTATGAGGAAAGATTGAATATTTCTTATTAATCTGTACTTGACCATTATAATTATCAGCCATATTAGATGTCTGTTTATAAATATGGAAGAAATGTTCTAATCTAAAGTCATCTTCTTCAATAAAGGTACCTGTCTCTAATGGTTGTTCATCACCATTCTCATCTTCATAATATATTGGACTGCCGTCATTACTTTCAATCTTAGTAGCAAATATTTTATAATCCCATTCAGATGAGTGCGAAGTATTTACAGTACCTGTAACCTGACCATTATTTACAAAAATATTTTCACTCATAGATAAATTAAAATAACTATAATCAGGTTCTTCTTGATTTATATTATCATCTTCGTATGAAGGATCATCAAATGGGTCTGGCATATCAAAATTACCTTGACCATCATTACCACCATTATCAAGAACTGTTCCACCTTCTTCATCTTCTTCTATAATCACTTCATCTACACCATACTCTCCACGATGAACTTGAATTGCTTCTATACTAATCTTTTCGATACTTTTATTAATAGTTGTAATGAAAAATATTGGATAAATGTATTGTCCATTTTTCATACCTGCTTCTGTATAGTCATAACCAAACACTTTAACCCCACCTAACAGTTCATCAAATTTAAAATAATCACCAGCTTCTAGATTAAGATAAGAAACAGGTAAATCCATTTTAACCATAAGGTGTTGATTAGCATACCAACATAAAAGCCTTTTTTGTAACATTCGTGCCACATTATCATCTCTTATATATTCTGATTCTACCTCTAACATTGATTCTAAATTATTATTATTTAAACCATAGTAATTAACATCATACCAAAGTTCAGGATTATTAGGATAATTATTTTCAGTAAGAGAATCAAAAGTTTCGTATGTGTTTTCATTGTATAATAATGAATATCCAGTTTCTTTTGTTAATTCACCACTTGCATAATCTTTATAATATTTAACATTAACTCTATTTTTTACATCATCTAATTTTGATAAAGTAAATTCATATTTAATAACATCAATAGCTCTTACTTTTCTATAATTAACATTTTCTAAAGTTTGGTGTATAGGTATCAATTTGAATTGTCCAAAATTATCATAAGAAGGTATTGCTATTGAAGATTTAAATAAATCCCCAAATAATTGTTTAACCTCTTTTTGTTCAGTTAAAGTAAAATCAAATTTCCACCCATTAAAAGCTGTATCAAGAGAAATTATTTGTTCAAAACCCAATTCATTATCTAAAACATCAACCATAATATCTTCTATTCTTGTAATTTGATTACCGACATTATCTACCCTACCTGCAATATTTCCAAAAAAATCTTGATTTTCTAAATCATCTATTAAAACATCTTGTATTACATATAAATTTTTTAAATTAGCTATTGCCCAAGAGGTGTCTGCTGCAGTATAACTCCCTCCTTGATGTGTAATGTATGAAAAACCCCATTGAACACTATCATATTGTGTAGTATTATTAAAGTCTTTTAAAATATTATGATAATAAAAACTTGAATTTGTAAATTGAGATTGATGGTCAGTTTCTACTCTTTTTGCCTCTTGATCTATTGTAATTACATCACCAAAAGAATGTTGTGAATTAGGAACATTTGCCCAAGTTATCCAATCATCAGGTGGCACACTTTGGGTGCTTCCTCTATTTCTTTCCCAAAGTACATGATCGTCATTTAAAAGTCCACCTCCCGGCTGACTACCATCTATACTATTATCCCCTCTTTGATCTCTTTGAACTAATTGTTTTTCAACCCAGAATGATGTAGGATATACATTATATTCTAAATAATCAACATTACCCACCCCAAATTTAGGTGTTATATAATCCATTTCATAAAATATCTTTGTAATACAAGGGAAAGAACCTACGCTAGGTTCAAGATGGAATCTAACAAAATTTCCTCCAGCTTTATAATAATTAACTGCATACATATGTATTCCACTTGTTGTTAAACCATTTTGCACCCAACTAACATCAAATTCTGATTGCATACCTGCGTCTCTCCAATTAGTATCAATACTTGACCATCTACTAATTCTATCATCGTCAGAAGTTATATTGTTTACATAAGTTGGTTCCCACCAATACATTTCAGGACCGTTAGTGTTTCCCCAATCAGTACGATAATGTTCTTGCATCACAGAAGTTTCATATTTATCTCTTTGAACAGAAAAACCGTCTGCATCATCATCCCACGATACAGGTCCTTTAGCTTCTCTATAAACTTCTTGAACTACATCATCGGCTAAATCAGAATTATTTTGATAACCAATAAATTTATTAACAGTATCAGCTATTGTTTCTTGACCTTGAATCCAACCACCATCATCATCAGAAGCTTGGACATTCCAACCAATATTTCTATTTTTTTCATTATAACTAAAAAATGATGCTTTAATTATTGGTCTATAAGTTCTAGCTGGTATCCCTATATTACCAGTTCCAGAAACTTCTCCCTCTGCTGTTTCTTGATATTCTTCATAAACAAAAGAATCACTATTAATTTCAATTCTAGCAGGAATATCATTGCCATTTACATCTGTTTCAGCGTCTATAAAATCATAAAATTGTAAATCTTCTAATTTATAATCTCTTGAACCCCAACCTTTTACACCATTTTGAAAAATATATAAATGATTACCTTCATATACTGATAAAAAAGAATTGTCACGTAAAAATTCTTGCACTCTAAATGGATGATTTTCATCAATAGTCTCATTTTGATAATCTATTGTTGTTCCAAAATTCCAAAAACCATAAACCTTTTGTGCTGGTTTATCTATTTCTAATCTACCTAATTTATTATAAACTAATGGACTTGCGTCAATATTTCCATATATCATAGGATATGGTTTATTAAACATTTTTTCATCGTATTGAACAAAGTCTTCAGGTATTAATGTGCTTGGAACTTTAGCAGATAAAACTTGTTGTGTGAAATCTTCTAATTCTAATTTTAAACTATCAAATGTTTGTGAGAATCTTCTTATTGTACCTGTGTAGATCAATAAAGAATCATCAATACTATCAATACCATTTGAAGTATAAAATACTTGACAAACTGATTTTAAGTATTCTATAACATTATCACTAAACTTCTTGCCGTTATATGGTGCGTTAGATATAGTTAAAGATAAACTTGATATAGTGTATTTGTTATTTATAATATCGGCAGAGGTTTTTAAAGAAGGGGAACTTAAAAGTAAAGGAAGGTATGGTTGCCCATCTAAACTTGTTTCTTTAATAGATAGATTAACAATATTATCTTCACCAGCAGCACCTGCAAAGTCTTGGTTAGGCGTATCAATAGTAACACCTTTATAAATCCTAAGAACAGGATAAAGGGAAGTTCTTTGTCCATCACCTATTGCTTGTTTTAACTTATCTGGTAATTCAATCATTAATTAAGTCCGAAATCGCTACCTCTACGGACAGCTTCTTTAATTGATTCTGCAAGTTCCCCTTCAACAAAATCTTGTGTTAAAACATTACCTGATACATTTACATTAACACTTCCACCACCACCTGATTGATTCATTTGATTAAGCGTCTCTAAGCCGATAGAATCTACTGCGTTTTTACTCATAACAAATTCGCCACGTTCTGCTTCTATTAATGTTCCACCTTGAGAGTGTGGTCTTCCACCTACATAACCACCTTCAGCAAAACTTCCAACAACAGGGTCTGTAGTATCACTTATACCTCCACCACCACCACTAGTACTACCACCCATTTGGCTTAAAGCATCTTTAATTGTTGTTACTTGTGCATAGCCTTGAGCTAAAACAGCAGTCATACCAAGTATTTTTCCAGTTAATCCTAATTTTGGATCAGCTAATACTTGAGCTCCAGCAGCTGCTGTACTTGCAATAGCACCAAGATATTTTATATTAGCAACCTCTTTAGCGTTTTTCTTTTCCATATCTCCGACTTGAGCAAAAGAATCAGCTATGTTAGATACAAAACCCAAATTTTGTGAAGTGGCTTTTAAAAAATCTAAAGTGCCTTTGCTCATACCTTCTGTCGCAGCTGCATCAGCTTCTTTAGCTTTTACTAATTCATTATATTTTGCTATTAAAGCGTCAAGACCTATTAGTTGTTCTGGCGATAATTCATTATTAGCTTTAGCTAACTCACCAGCTTCCTTATCTGCTTTTAAAAGTGCTATTTGTGCGTCTCTTGTTTTTTTATAAGCAGCTGTTAATTTATCTTGGATAGTTAATGTAGTTTCCCCTTCATCATTATTGTTTGCTGCTTCTTCTTTTCTTTTTACATTTAAAGCAATTTCTTCTATTGCTTCTTTATTTAATGCTGTTTTTTGTGTCCTCATAGCTTCTAAAACAGCCATAAGCTGTTCTTCAGATTGTATTACAGTTCCTATAGATTCTGCTAAAGCTAATTCTTCTCCACCTTGAAATAATTCTGCACTAACACCTGTTATTTTTTGAAATTCTTCTTTAAAGTTTGATGACGCTTTTATTGAGGATTCTGACCATTTATTTATTGCATCTTCATAGTGTATCAACATAGCTTCTGCGTCTGCTATATCTTTATCAAGCTGTGCTATTTCTTCTTCACTTAAAGGAACCAATTCACCTGAGTGTCTTTTATTTATATCATCCCAAAATTGCACATATGTTTCACCAGAAGCTTTTAGAGCTTTCATATTTGCTAAACTTGCTGAATCTTCGTCAAAAAATACCTGATAATCTTCTACAGTTAAACCTTCACCAAAAATATCATCAGCACTAGGTGGTTTAATACCTGTAAATGATGCCATTAAATCTTCTTTTATTGCTCTAGCTGTTAAATCTAAAAACTGATTTGCTACTTTTAACTCATCAATAAATTTTTGCATTTCTGCACTAACTGGCTGAGTATTGACAAAACTTAAAGTTTTTGTTACATCTTTTACAGCTTCATCTACTTTTCTTATTGGTTCTTCAGTATCATCAAATGCTCCTCCTGCTATTAGTATTTCTGTTCCCACAGCACCTATAGCAGTTGCTATAAGACCAAAACCTGTTCTTGCTTGTGCTATTTTAAGTTTTTTTAATGATTTAATATACGCAGCTATAGCAATAACCATTGTAACACCTATAGCCTTTGCGTATGCTTCAATCCTAGTTGAATCAAATGCGTTAAAAATAGCAGTCATAGCATTTGCTACTTTAGTGATTAAAGGCAAGAAAGCATCACCTATAGCTTGATTTAAATTAGCTGTAGCAGCAGCAAATTGTTGGAAGGATTCATTAGCACCAGAAACTCCTTCTGGTAAATCTTTAATTTTTTGTCTTGCAGCTTCTAAGGTAGCGTTCATAAACGCTTGTTTTCTCTCTGCGTCTGTTAAATCTGAAGCATTTTTCTTTAATTCTGACGCATAATCTTTGTAAGCCTTTTCTGTATCAACAATAATACCAAGGTTATCAAGCATCATTCTTGATTGACGACCAATACCAGTTACTAAAGATTCTACTGATGAAGCTACATCTCTACCTAAAGCATCACCAAGTTTTTTAGCCATACCAAATAAATCAGCCATTTCATCTGAATTTCTAGTAACACCAAGAATCATAGCATTGTTTGCTTGTTGGAACATATCAAAATTACTTAATGTTCCATTAGTAGCTTCACCTAATTTATCTATTGCTACTGAAGCATTTTCAGATCCACCAGCTAAAGTATTAAAAGCTGTCTCCATAGCTTCAACTTTTGCAGCAGATTGTGCAAATTTAGCCATTTGATTAATACCCATACCAAGAGCAAAGTTTACTAAAAGTAATTTAGAACGCATTGTAGAGAAAGATAAAGCTAAGTTACTTGCTCCAGCAGCGTTTCTTTTTGTTAAAGTACCAAATAAACCCATAGATACAGTTGCTTTTTTAAGACCTGCATTAACTAAGTTTATAGCACTAGCTTGACCCTTTAAAGCTCTCCTAAATATTTTAGAACTAACTCCAGCAGCTTTAGCAGCTTTATCGGTTGTTCCGTATCTAGCAGCTAATTCTACCATTTTAGCATTTAATGCTTGTGTAGTTTTAGTTGTTTTTTTATTAGTATTACCTAAGCCTTTTTGAGCATTATCTAATAATTTTATTGCTTTAAGTAATCCTGTTTCACCTTGTGCTTTAAAACTTACTATAATATCAGACATCTTTTTTCGCTTTCTCTTGTATCATATTCTGCTTTTTCGCCATCGCATTTTTAATTATAAAAAAATATTGTACCCATCTTGCAGGTTGCTCACCATAACAACCGTTATGTGCTGGTATCCCTGTCTCAGTACAATATAAATATTTGTTAAGAAGTTTAAGATATTTCTCATCTCTTATATGATTAAAACAAGTAAAGAATGGAATTTGACTTCTTATACTTTTTCCCACGTCAAAATCCTTTCCTTTTTCTTCGTTAAATTTTTTAGTTTCTTGGGCAATTAAATCAATAACTGCCCAAACATCATCTTGTGACTTAAACTCTCGTGTTTCGTATCCGTTTCCTGTATTTACAGGTATCTGTGCCTCATATGGAAATTCACAATATTGACAGCCTCCACAGCTATCAGACAATATAGTCAGTTCTACTTGGAGGCTTTCTCTTCCCCCACCATAAGATATTCCTGCATTTTAATAAAAATCTCAGTTCTATCTTCTAGTGAAAGTGTTTTTAGAAACTTATCAGATGTATCGCCATCAACACCAACACGGATCCATTTAGTCATTGTGGTATTCATCATCTTCATACCTTTAGGACTTCCTTTTTCATCATATTGATATTGTACAGAATCAAGCATTTCATCTCTCTCATCTATAGATACATCTTTTAACTTAATTTTCTTTCCAGATTTAAGTTTCATTTCCATTGTTTTATTCCTTTATTTTATTTTATTAAGATGCCCAATCTAATACAAGTAAAGGCTCAGTTCCATCATCTAATGCTTTTCCTGATATATCTAACATCATTAAGTCACCTTCAGATAAAGCTACATTAGTAAGGACATAATCATTAATAGCTATATCAAAGTTCGCACTATTAACAATATTTAAACCTACACCATCAACTGCAGCACTTTGTCCATCAAATGTATTTATTAATTCATCAGTAAGGTCATCATATTTTACTTGAGCATCAAATGTTATAGAACATTCTTGTGCTCTATTACATATCTCATATCCTAAAGAACCTGCTCCTGTCCATACTGCAGGAAAATCTACTGCAACTGAAAAAGAATTTAAAGTTGCGTTAATATCTGCAACTTTCAGTGTACTAGCATTAATTCCACCCATTGTAACATTTGTGGTATTTAAATATGAAGCACTTGGTCCAATTGAGGTCTGATTAGCTAATGCTTGATAATTTCCACCTGTAGAAAATGTTGCACTATACTTATATCTACCCCCATCCGTTCCTATATCAGCAGATATTTGAAAATTAGTGCATACACAATTATGAAAGAGCATATGCTTAGCATTTGTAGTCTCTGGTGCAGCTAATGCTATTGTAAATAAATGATGTGAAGCCATAGTTCCTGCAGATATACTTACTCCGTTACCTAAACTTTGAGGTTGATGTCCTGCTGCAAACGGTACTGTATCATTAGATGTTGCTTGGTTTGATAAATTAAGAAAAGGATACTTATGTGCTGAATCAGTATGAAAATTTCCAGAAAAAGTCATTTCTCTAACAGTCATCTTATTATCCTGAAAGAAATCTTCATCATTAAATGTTCTTCCACTTGTATTTCTTAAATCAATAGATTGGTTTACACCTAAAGAAGGCATTGATACAGAATCAACATCTAATTGAAACATATCTGTTCCTGCTTCTGTTTCACCCCATTCAGTTTGTGGTCTAATTAATACTGTCCATTCTTTTGGTGAAAAACCTATATTACTCGCCATATTCTACCCCCTTAAAAGTCTAGTGTTACTAATGCGTCTGATCCATCATCTACAGCTTTCATTGAAACATCAAGCATCATTAAATCGCCTTCACTTAAAGCGACATTAGTTATTATAGCGTTATCAATTTCAACACCACCAGCATTTGATGCTGTTATTTTAAAAGGATAGTTTGTTGTAAATGCAGCTGTTTGAGTGTCAAATACATTAATAAATTCATCTGTATTAGCATCATATTTAACTTGACAATCAAGACTTACACCAAATTCAGCACCTCTATTTATTGTATCATATCCTGCACCACTTAAATTAGTGCCATTAAATATTACTGGATTATCTAATGTAAGACTAAAAGAGTTAAGAGAAGCGTCAGCGTTTAATACCTCTGTTGCAGTAGCAGAAGATAATTTGAAAAAGTCTGTATTAACATAAGCAGTACCACTAGCAGCTGTATCTTCTGCAAAATCACAAGCACATCCTGTTTGTATAGTAGCAGACCATTTATACATTCCACCATCTGTACCTGCATCGGCAGATAAAACAAAGTTTGTAACTACACATCCCGGCATCTCTATATTTTTAGCATTTGATTGACTTGGAGCTTTTACTACAAGAGTAAAAGTATCAAAGTCAGCAGCAGTTTCACTTTCTCCATATTGTAATGCTTCAGGCGTATATCCTGATGGTACAGTAAAATCAGGACCTGCTTCTGATGTTATATTTTCAATTAATGCTTTATGACCTACATCATCGTGAAATCTCCCTGATAAAGATATTTCAACAACTCTCAAATTATTATCTTGAAAGAAATCTTTTGTTTTTAATGTTCTTCCTGCACTACTCCTAACGTCTAATTGTTGTGTTACATTTAAACTTGGCATAGAAACAGAATCAACATCAAGTTGATACATACCACTTGTTGCTGTGACTGCTGTTCCTAGAGTGCTTTCTCCTAATATCCATACTTCCCACTCTTTTGGTGAAAAACCTATGTTACTTGCCATCTTTTACCTCCTGTTTTTTTATTGAAGAAGGTTTTTTTGCTTTAGCTTTAACTCCTTCTATCTTATTTTTGTTTTTTCCTTTAACTTGTTCTATATAACTTTTGCTTTTTTCAGGTATGTTATCAACCTCTACTGTATCTCCATTATTTAAGGATTGCCAATTTTTTTTAGTAAACCCTTGATGAGACCCTACTGAAGATAAACCTCCTGATTCTAAAACCTCTTTTTTTAATTTTATTTTCATAAAATCTCCTTATCCTATATTACCTAGATGTTGCCCACGCCATTCAAATTGGACAACATATTCGTTTTCGTCTTCTAAGGCATTTAGTTCAGTTGATTCAACTCTACAGTTAAAACAATTACTATTATCTGTTAATACCATCGCTGTGTTATCGTGTATTAACGCCTCAATTCTTGATACAAATCTTAAAACGTGATCTAATGATGATTTATTCACATTAGGGTCAGCAAAGTAATAAAACATATTAATTTGATATTCCCTCGTTTCAGAAGTTACATTATACTCACTTAGTGTACTACCTATAGGGTCAAGACGTAAATACTGTGTCGCCACTTCTTTAGTCTCGTGTCCTATGTAAATAGGCATAGCACCCTTAAATTCTGTTCTTAATACATTACGTAATTTATCTAATATATTCTTAAATGTATTTTCAGGAGTTATAGCCATTAGTTATACTTCCTTTTATATGAAGCTCTACCTGTTCTTGTCATTTTAACGGCTTTACCTTCTGATACATCTACAACCTCGTGTCTTCCAAATACTTCTATTTCCCATTCATCATTAGCAGCAGCTTGTGTAGAATCTGTGCTACCTGCAAATCTAATCTCTAATCCACCTGCTAAAGATTGATAATCACCATTGATTACTTCATTAGTAATAATTTGTTGGTTTTTAAGTCCATCACCATCTTTAACCCATACTGAATATGTAGCCGTTCCTAAAACGCCACCAGTACCTATTTTAACCTTAATTAAGTCATAAGTACCTGACCATTCACCTCTTGTATCTACAGGTCTAATTTTACCTGAAGTGTAAGTTACGTCTCTAACTATTCCTTGAGATGAATCTCTTGATACTTGCCAAGATAAAGCTGCTCTACCTTGATTGATATTTTCAATGTTATTGTTAGCTTCTTCCATTAAAGCATTAGCAAGTTCACTATTAGGATCGTGGCTTTTAATCATAAAATTAGCAGCTATCAAAGCCGTAGTACGTATAATAATGTAATCAAAGTTACCTTCTTTATCTTTATATGCTTCTTTAGGCATATTAGGATCAAGCATACTATCAAGGTATCTACTTGCATCAGTTCTATATTGTGTAACCATAGTAGTAAATTCTTCTCCACCTTCCATTAATTTATCTAATGGAGTGTTAGCCGAATAATAATAACATACATCTTCAGCAGAATTATAAAACCATTCGCCTTCAACATTTAAATCAGTATGTGCTGATTGAGCAGGTCCTAAGTCCTCTCCATCTGCAAATAATTGACTTACTATACCACTATTATGAGCAGCATACTTATTACTTGAAACTTCTGTCCAACCATAAATCTGTTTTTTATTATCAAAACTATCAAGTTGAGGAAATACTCTCTTTAATTCTTTATGTGTACAATATATCGCTGCTGTAGCCATTACTTCCTCCTGTTTCTACTCTTAGTCTTTTTAGTTTTTTTCTTTTTCTTATATGGCATTATACAAATCCTAGTATTTCTACTTCTGCATCTATTTTACAATTTAAACTTCTTGCAGATATTGTTTTAATAGTGTTATTGCTAGTCAATCCACCACTATGAGCTGAATCACAATTAAAACTTACTGCAAACTCAGCATTAGCAGGACCTGTTAAATCAATAGCACCTGTTTGATAATTAATAGTTCCAGTCATAACACCTTTAATATTTCCTTTACCATCATCATAAGCGAATTGTGATTTATTAGATTTTTCTATATTGAATGTTTTATCATAAACAACATCATCAGGTAATTTAGCTGCAACTGCTGTTTCAGGTGAAGCAGGGAATCTAGCTATTATGTTAGTTCCATCAAAAAGTTCATCTGTATTAGCAGTACCACTTGTTCCTGCTGTTAGTGCTATTGCAGAATTTCTTGTTCTGTTATGTGAGGTAAATCTAATATCGCCATTAACAATTCCTACAGTAACTCCTTTTTCATATAAATTACCTTCTGTATAGTATTGAGTATCAAGAATAGCTTGAATTTTACTTATAATACCATTGTTTCCACCAAAATTTAAATTAGAAGCATCAGTTGTAAAAGCTACTTCATATGCTGAACCTCCATCTACTGCTATTTTAAAATAATAAGTAGTAGAAGCAGTTAAACCTGAGTGAGTTGAAGGTGTAATACCTGATAAACCAACTTCTTGATAACCAGCATTGTACACTTTAGCAGCAAAAGAACCTTTAACTATACCTGAAGCTATACCATCAGCATTTCTGCTATAACTAAATAAATTTTGTGCTGTATATCTTCCACTTTTGTTTGTTTGTGCTATACCTAAAGCATTAGCATCATCGTGATATTTATCATAATCTTCTTGTGTATTAAACCAAGGAAACCATACTGTTGCACCATTAACGTGCCCAGTTGTTTGTGATGATGAATTACCTGTTGTAGAACCAAACAATCCTCTTTCTACCGTTAGTGTATTAGTTGCAATTCCTGTTATTCTCATTATTTCAATTAGTGTAGCAGCAGTTCCTGTTGTTGTTCCAAGTTGAATTAAATCACCCACTTCAAAATAATCTCCATCATTTACATCTATAGCAACTTCACTTCCATCTACATCTTCAGCTAATGTTGCTCCAGATGTTTTATAAAGTTTCCCAGCATTAATATCATAACCAGCTTGATTCTTAACAGTTACTGCATTTCCTGCTGAATGTGCTTCTGCATAACTTACCATCCAAGTGCTAGGAAGAACCATATATTCATTAGCTGCAAGTATATAAGAAATTTGTCTATCTGATGTTGCAGAATCTGGACCTAAATCCACACTATTTAATTCATCTACATTAGAATTATCTTTCCATTCAGTAGTTTTAATTTGTAGTTCAACTGGTATGTCAGATTTATTTTTTACAATAATTAATTTTGCACCTGACATTCTAAGTCCAGCAGTACCACCAATACTACTTGATGTACCAAAACTAGCAAGTTGTGTGTATTCATCTCCATTATCTACCGTTTTTTGTGCTGTAAGAATATCAGAATATTGTTCCGTCATTTCGCATAAATAATCTGCTCCCTGCCCTGTCTTTACCGTTAAATTCGCCTCTAAATTTGCCATTATCTTCTCCTAATTAAAGTGGTATAAAACCTGTGTTTGTAACATTATTGAATCTGTGTTTGTTTCATTCTCAACAAAACAAGCAATTACTTTATTTGCTGTAACACTTGCTGAATCTATTGAGCAAGTTACTGTTTTGATAACATTTCTATCTACTGATGTTGCTTGTCCATTTGCAAGTAAAGTTCCATTTGATAAATTACCATCATTTGTTCCACCTGTGTTAGCCATATCAAAACTATATAAGTGTACATTAATAGTAGTATCAGTATCTGTTGTTGTAGAAACCATAAATTTTACTGCATCTATTGTTAAATTAACAGGTACTATAAATAAATTTTGCAATAAATCATCAGTAGTTGCACCTGCATCTAAAGAAGTATCAGGGTCTGTTCCTGTTCCACAGGCAGTTTCTACAGAAGTTCCAAAATATGCAGAACTTCCTTTACCAACAAAATAATGTGTACCTGATGAAGCTGGAACTAATGTTTTTGCGTGAAATTCTAATAATTGACTATTAGCAGGAGTTGCTGTGGATCCTAAATTAATTACAGCATTACTTGTATCAACTTTTAATAAATATGTACCATCAGCTTGTCTAATACCAAAAGTATTTGTGGTATTATCATTTTGTGGTTGAATAATTATTTGATCATCACTTATAGATAAACAACTTGCTGTGCCTTCACCATCTTCTAATTGAGATACTGAAGTAGATATACCATTTGTTTCATCTGCTACTTTTAATAAACTTTTATATGTACTTGCTGGTGATTTTCCTGCTAAAGTTCCCATCTAAACTCCTCTGTATTCAAAAACTGCTGTCCAAACTAAATCATTAACTGCTAATTCAGGGGTTACTGATATTGCTAAAATATCTCCTGCTAAAAATGCAGCATCTTGGTTATCAAAAGTAAAAGTATATGCAGTATCATCTACAGGCATTTCTTGTTCTTCTGTTGCTGATGCAGTTGCATTAGGAACTTCTGTTCCTTCAGAACTTTTATGAAAACCTACAGCAACAGTATCTGCTCTTGCTTCACTTCTTAAAACTACTTTTTTTAATACTCCATCATAAGGAGAAACTATCGTATTAAACTCGTTTCTACCTGAAGAAGATGTTTGTTCTAAATTATAACCAACAAGTGGTAAGTAAAATTTTGATGTACCTGTATTATAAGCACCACCATTTAATATATGTATAAGAGGTTGGTTAAGTATAGTACCTGTAACCTCTAAATCGCCTGCAACTTTAACTTTTGCATTATTACTGTTATCTGGGTAGGGGATAGACATCTCAAGTGGAGACGTCTTACCACCTACCTTTAATGCTTTTAAATTAGAAGATAAAGGGTAACCATCACCTAAAGTGACTTCATTTAACAAACGACTACCTTTCATCTTGTATGGCATTACTTATCGCACCTCAATCCTCTGATTAAACCTCTTAGTGCTCCACCTACAAAATTATCTATTAAATCAATAAACCAAGGCTCTACAGTCTTGTTCCATATATTTTTAGTAAATTTCCATTGAGATAACCCTAAAGTCATAAATCTACCTGCTGCGAAGCATATTCCTTCAACCCAAGCACAAATCTCCTTATTTGGTATCTTTTTAAGCACATAAAGCACAATTCCACCACCTGTTCCACCTACTAATAATCCTGCGTTATTTGATATAAAATCTAACATATTATTTCTCCTTTATAATAGTCTCTAATATTTCTATACGGCTTCTAAGTCTTTCAACTTCTTTATCTAACTCATTAGGTTCTTCAACATAGTGAAGAATCTTGTCTAGTTTAAATTGCTTTCTGATCAGTTTGGCAACTGCTTTGATAATCATACTCTGCACTAACATTTTCCGTTCCCATCTATAATCTCACCCCATAATGAAGTTTTGCCGTTTATTATTTGTATAATATGGACTGTAAACAGTCCTCCTTTAAAAAAATCTACAATAGCAAAAGCGTGTGCCCAATTAATCCTTCTATGGTCAAGCCAGTCATTAGCTTCTGCTGCCATATCCTTTAAACATCCGATACTCCACGCAGACTTTGGTCCGTCCATATGTGTAGCAGACATTTGTTGTAAATCGTGCCAATGTCCATACATAACATTGCAACCAAGTTTACGTAAATGGTTACTTGTATGGTATTGACCACCATATTGATGTCCGTGATATAGGTATAATTTACCTAATTTTAAGTGTTTTCCAAAGGGAATATATTTGTAACCTCTACCTTTTAAATCTACTGCATTTTTAAACTTATATTGAGGTATGTAAGGATACTTCTCAACAGCCATATTTAACCAGTTATCGTGGTTACCTTCTGTGATGTAGCGTTCCTCACAATTCACTTTGTCTAAACTCTCGTCAATCTGATCCATACCAGCATTGACATCTTTTACGTCTTTTTCAAAATCTTCTATTAAGAACTCAAGAGGTGGTGCTTTTTTACGTTTATATTTCCAAGCACTAAAAGCCGACCATTCACCTACATCACCTAAATCAACATAAGCGTCAGGTTTGACTATTTCAATAGTCTTTTTTAATACGTTTATAGCAGGTTGGTCGTGTAAAGGAAAATGTTTATCAGGTGTTACTATTACTCGTTTAACTACACCTGTTGTCACTATTTAATCTCGCTTTTTATTTTTTTAATTTGATATAAAAAGTAAGCAATAAGAACAACCATATAGCTTAATTCAATTAACGGACTAAAAACATCTATCCATTGAACTATATAGCCACTTAACCCAAGTCCACCAGCCTTTAAACTCTCAATGTCCAACTTCTACCTCTTTAACTCTATTACTTAATTCTTTTGCTCTATTAGGTGTTTGTTTCGCCCAAAGGCTATCAAGCATTTCTACTGAAGCATCGTGAAACTGTTTGTTTTGTAAATAGGCTATTGTTTTCTTAAACTTAGAAAACCCACCTACACCTAATTGATAACACATCTCCATAACAACATCTTTAATCTCTTGTGGCATATAACCATACCATTTAAACTTAATCTTGATCATATCGTGTAATGCTTTAAGTTTACGTTCAAGAATGATGTCGCATATATCTGCATCTAATTCTAAATCTTTAATGGCGAAGCCGTAGCCTATAGTATCAATTCCTAAAGAATCTTTATAGACTACGCCTACATAACCTTCGTGTTTTTTAATACTCTCTATTAAACTCATCTCTGTCTTTCTTGAAAATTTTATCATAATTTTCTTTATACTTCTTATCAGTAATAGGAATCCTATATGAATCGCCTTTACCATTTCTAGTTTCAGACATTAATCGCTATCTAATACTACTAATGTAAATATTTTGCTACCAAATTGTGTGCAAGTAACATTTAAATTTGTAGTAGCTACTAATTCAGCATCTTGTGAAGTAATCCAATCTTGTATATCTTCTGCTAAATTACCATCTGCATCACCTGAAGTACCAACTATTTTATCATCATTGTGTAAAAAACTTTTAGCTACTATTGGCATTATTTACCTTCCTTTTTAGCTTTTTTAGCTACTTTTTTAACTTCTTTTTTAATTTCTTTTCCATTTTCATCACATTCAGTAAATCTATCTTCTAAAGACTTTATATCGTGATTAGCATTTGCTTCAATAATTGTTCCATTACCTTTTTTAAAAAATCTTTTCATATTATCTCCATATTAAAGGGGGCAGTTACCCACCCCCTTATTTTCGTTAAGAATTAAGAAACGTCAGATAAGATATAAACACCATAAGCGTCTTTTATCTCAACTTCACCCCAGAATCCTGTAGCTACATAGTTAGTTGCTCTTAGCATTTCGTCTCTTTCTGCTGCGATTCTAAATAAGCCATCAGCACCAACACCAAGACCAATACCACCTTGTGAGAAAGCAAAACCAGCAGCATCGCCACCAGAACTAACATCCTCATCTATTTGGTCAGACCAATAAACATTGAATCCTGCAATAGAACCAACATAACCTGTAGAAAATGCTTCTTCACCTTTATTGCCCATCATAGACATTGGTTTAGCATTTGAACCTGTTACAGCATCATCGTGTAATAAGCTAATTAAACCTTTAGCACCCCACACCTGTTTAGGTGAAAGAACTAAATTGTAAGGCATTGGAGCACCTGCTGATCTTAATTGTCTCATAGAACCAAATATATGAGATAAAGCAAGAGCAGTACCAGCACCACATTCTGTTTGAGAGAATCCTTTACCTAATTCTACTAAGTCATCATCAAGTTTAGCAGCAACTGCGTTACCTAAAGCAGGACCTGCTTGACCTTCAACATCATCGCCTGAACCCATAAGAACTAAGTCACTTACTGTAGAAGCAATAACGTGTTCTGATATAGTTGCAGTTCTAGCTGCTGTTGTAATAGCTACAGCTGTTGTAGTAGTAGCCTGTGTAGCAGCAGTTACATTACCTGATGTTAATCTTGTCCAATCTGAGAATTGAACGTGATTTGAACCTCTTGCAGCCTGTTGTACAGTTACAAGTGGAAACATTACGTTTACGTGATTAAAAGCAATTACAGCGTCGCCTATAGTTCTTCCTAAGCCACCAGCTGCTGTGCTTGTATTTGTTAAAGCCATTTAAGCCTCCTAATTTTATCCTCTATCAACTGCCGAAGCCTTCAAGTAGGAATTAATGTTCGTATGCTTTTTTTAAAGTACCTTTACCAAAACCACCAAACAATCCCATTTGAGATTTTACAGGAGATTTACCCTCACCTTTACGAGTTGCTCTTTCTTCCATAATATCAATATAATCCATATACCTTATTTTTTCTCCCTTATGAGTAACTTTAACGTCACCATCAGGTTGAGGTGTATGAGTTAAATCATTATTAGGGTCTAAATCAACCCCAAAAGGTTTATGTGGGTCTTTATTCGCCACCGTAACCTATCTTAATACCTTTAGCACCACTGCTAGTATTATTTGATGCGTATCCAATAGGATCTTTTTCTGCCCACTCAGCAAAAGAACTATAACCACCAAATTCTGTATTTTTAGTGCCTACAAGATTTCTTGCTGAAGGTTCTTGAGTTTTGGTTTTTAATTCAGATACCATAAATTCTAAAACATCTAAATCTTTATTTTTAAAAGTTTCACGCTTATCTTCAGGAAGCCTTTCTAATAAAACGTTACGTCTTTGCTCAACTAAACCTTCATATTTTTCCTTATAGGGATTGAGTTCATTAACTTGAGCTTCATATTTTTCAGCTAAAGTTTTATATTCCTCTTTCTCTTTAAGTTTTTGATTTTGTTGAGTTTCTAATTGTTTTTGTAGATTTGCTAACTTATTTTCAGCGTCTTGAGCTCTTTTTCTATACTTCTTGCTTTCTGCTATGTACTCATTCTGAGCTGATTCCTGAGTAACATTCTCCGTACCCTGTTCCACTACTGTTTCGTTTGATACTTGATTTTCTTCGGACATACTGCCCTCCTATGTTGTATATTTTAAATTAAAAACACAATATCTTGCGTTTGTCATACATTGTAACTTAAATTAAAATGGTGGAAATATGCAACATTTAAATAATTATAAAAAGAAATGGTTTGATTATTTAGGTTACGAACCCCACGAAGGTCAGCGTAAATTGCATTTTCCTACCAAAGAATCTGCAAGGTTTTTTGTAATGATTTGTGGGAGGCGATTCGGGAAGACTACGGCATCGGCAATGGAAGCGACATTCTACGCCTCCCAGCCGAACAAACGTATTTGGTTGGTTGGTCTTTCGTATGATAAAGCCGACTTGATGTTTAGAGAAATCTGGGAAAGGATGGTCAAAGGACATCAAAACGATATTATCAAGGCTTCAGAGAAAGAAAGATATATCAAATTCAAATGGGATACAGTTGTAGAAGCTAAATCGGCAGATAATCCTGATTCACTTGTTGGTGAAGGATTAGACTTGTTGATTATAGATGAGGCAGCCAAAGTAAGACCCAGGATTTGGGATATGTATTTATCTCCCACTCTATCTGATAGAAAAGGTAAGGCGATTTTCATTTCAACGCCAGAAGGGTTTAATTGGTTATATGATTTATACCTGCTTGGAAAAAGTGATGAACTTTGGGAATCTCATCAAGCACCATCTTGGGATAATAACTTCGCTTTTCCTGAAGGTGCAGATGACAAATTTCTCGTTGAGAGAAAACGTAATATGTCTAAAGAGCTTTTTGACCAAGAGTATGGAGCACAATTTACATCGTTTGAAGGTAGGGTTTATCCTTTTGACAGAAATATTGATGTTGGCTATTATCCTTATAACCCCCATCTTCCTACTTTTTGCAGTATTGATTTTGGGTACAGGATGCCTTCTGTGGGATGGTATCAGACGCACAGAGTAAATGGTGAATGGCATATTAATATGATTGATGAGATAATACATCAAACAAATATAAAAACAGATGAACTTGCAGATATGATTAAAGGTAAACCATATATAGTATCAAGGTATTATGGTGATCCAGCAGGGTTACAAGCACAAGGGCAATCAGGTGTAGGAGATATAGAGATTTTTAGAAAAAAAGGTATAGATGTTAGAACAATAACAGATAAAGCCTCAAGAAGTATCACAGCAGGTGTTAATCACGTTAGAAGTTACATAGAAAACGCTAACGGAGAAAGATACCTTCATTTAAATAATAATTGTACAGGTATGGCAGAAGATTTAGAAAGTTACAGGTATCCTGAAGCTCAAGACAATAAACCATTAAAACAAGAGCCACTAAAAGACGGTTACCACGACCACGGCTGCGACCAATTAAGATATTTTTTTATTAACCATTTTCCAATTAAAAACAGAGAGATAAAAGTGAGGAACAGATGATATATAAGTACGGAGAACAAGCTATAAAGGATAGTTTAAATGTCCTGAAGATAGAAAACCATAGAAAACGAGAAAGTTATGTACATAAGCTATTAGATTACTACAATGGTAGTAATACTAAGTATTATATAGAAAAGAAATTTGATCTAGATGCTTTTAGAGAAGTTCCTCCGTATGAAGCGAACATAACTAAGAAATTTATAAATAAAATGTCACGTATCTACACAGTAGGTGCTGATAGGAATGTTAGTAAAAAATATGATAATCTCTCTGTATTAAAAGATGCTAAAATGAAGCATATTGAAAGAATGACACGTTTAGTTGGAACAATAGCTGTAAGAGTAATGTATGTTGATGGTGAAATGCCTTACTTTGATTATCAACCTATTTATTATTTTCATCCTTTCTTTGGTTCTGATCCTTTTAAACCAGTAGCAATCTCTTATCCTTTAATGCACTACACGGAAGATGCTTCTAACTCTGATTCTTGTCAATATATACATTGGAATGCAGAAAGTTACATTATTTTTGATGAATCAGGTAAGGTTATAGAAGAAAAAGAACACGGATATGGTACTTTACCATTTGTTTTCACTCATAGAGAACATCAAAGTGATTCTTTTTATGTTGAGGGTGCAAATGATATTTGTAACGCCAATGAGCATATAAATATTACAATGACAGAGATGCAACTTGGTTTAAGATTCCAAATGTTTGGACAGCCTGTAGTTTCAGGAGCAGATTTAGGAAATAATCAAAGATTTGGTTCAGATGTTATATTAGAGCTTCCAGATAACGCAAATTATGACATTAAGTCGCCATCAGGTGATATTGAGAAGGTTATTGAGAATGTTAAGTTCCAAATGGAGCTTGTAGCACAAAATAACCACTTATCTGTTCAATTTGCACAAGATGGTGGTGAAACACCAAGTGGAATTGCATTAAAAATCAAAGATTTGGAAAGTTTTGAAGATTATCAAGATGATTTGGCTTTATGGACACAATACGAGCACGAAATTTACCAAATTGAGAGAAATATAGCAAGAACTTTTAATATAGGCTTACCACAAGGCTTAAAACTTGATTTTAATGAGCCTGAGTATCCAATGACGGTACAAGATCAAATAGCTCTTGATAATCACAGATTAAATCTAGGACTTGTAAATAAAGCCGAATTAATGGTAGAATATAATAAAGACTTGACTTTAGATGAGGCAAATGCTAAATTAAAAGAGAATAAAGCACAAATGGAGCCTGTAAAAGAAGAACCAATAGAGGTGGAGTCTGAAGATGAAGATAGAAGTCAAGTATAATATAGATTTTGGTAAAGCTCTTAAAGAATTAGAAGAAAACAAGCTATCAGAGACTTTAAATGAAGGTGTTTCTGATAAATTTGCTAAAAATTCGTTTAAATTTATTCAATCAGGTAAAGTAGAGCCTAAATTATCTAAAAACAATCCAAGAGGACAAAAAGCACCACCTTTATTTGATACAGGTAAACTTGCAAAAAGTTTAAAGGGTAGTTCACGAGGTGTTACTGGCGTTAGTTATGCAAAAGAACATATAAAAGAAGGTGGTTATACTTGGAAGGGTTTTAAAGTACCACAAAGAAAATTTATTACAGCAGATTTACCTACTGAAAAATCAGCTAATAATAAAATTTACAAGGAATTTGAGAAAAAATTCACTAACTTATTAAGTAAACGGATAAGGAAAAGATGATGAAAAAATCAGAACGTGAATTAATGGAAATACTCCTTAAAAATGTAATCAATATGCACGAGAAATTAAACATAATGATTGATTTTATGGCTCAAGAAATGAATGAAGAAGAATATAGTAAACAATTCTACAAAGAAGAAGATAAGTTAGTAGATATAGACAAAAATACTTATGAAACAATGTGCGATTTAATGGGAACTGGACACATCCCTTTTATGGGGATAGCGTAATGGAGAATAATGGATATTTTACAAGTATTGGAACAATTTGGAATACCAGTAGCGATGTCAATAGCGTTCGGATTTTTTATATGGAAACAGAACAGATTCATACAACAAACTCTGATGCAAGAGTTAGACCAAGACTTCAAGAGGTTGGAAGGTATTATTATTAAGCTGATTGATCAGCAGAAACTGGTACAAATGGAAGTAAAAAAATTTCACGGAATATACAAATCACTAATAGAGATATACGCAAGAAAAGACGAAAATACTGACAAAATTATGAGAATAATGGAGAAAGAAAGAAATGAATAAGATTAAAAAAGTGCGTATAGAGACACCTATGGGTACTATTGAAAGTGATTCAGGTAATCATTTAGTGGATGTAGGTACTGTAGTATTATTAACTTTTATTTTATATTTATTTATAAGATTTATAAAGCAGCGTTAGATTTTTCTAAATCCAATAGATATTCTATCTGTAAAACTCCCCACACAATGCCAAGTAGGTGGCGTAAAAACATTAACTTGCCATCCCTTTTTTTCCCATTTAGTAACAACTTCCCCTGTTTCTAAGTCTTGGTACCTAAAAAAACTTTTATTGTCTTCTTTTGCCCATACTAGATACACCCTTTGTACTTTTCTATTACTATTTGTATGCCATCCACAATAACCGTTTGGTGGACACCAAAACAATCCAGATGAAGTATATTCAGATTTATATTGCTTTTTAACTTCTTCTAATAAGTATTTAGTTTCATTTATTTCAAATGTAAATCTATTTGAATTTTCAATAGAAACTGAAGGTGTTGCTTGACTAGGGAAACAAACATCTTTATACATTAATTGATAAAACTTTAATCTTTCAGGCGATAATGGTTCATCAATATCAATATTAGGTTTGTATTTTGCTTTTGTAGGTAAAATTTCTTCATTCAATATAGAATCTTTTACTTTATTAGCTAAATTGTATAGTTTATCCATTTTCTGCTTTTACAATAGAATCTTCCCACTCTTTTCTTTGACCTTTAGTAGGCTTTCTAGCAGGTAATGGTGGTATTCCCACAGCTTCTGCTCTTTTCTTCCATCTATACCACTCTCTACGCTGCTGGTTACGTTTAGGGGAAGTATGTTTACGTCTATCCTTATCAATCTCTTTTTTTAAGGCAATCTTTTCCTCTTTAACAGTTTTTTGAGGTTTTCTCTCAGGTAAGTCCTCAGGAATAACCACATCTTCAAATACCTCTATAACTTCGGCGTCTTGTACATCCTCAGCCTTTAAAAACTTCTCAAAAGGACTATCAATAGTAATATTTACATTCTTTACCAGTTTACCACTATGCTCTAGTACTAATCTAGCAGCTTGGACATTGCCGTGCTTAGCTTCTCTTACCATAGCATTAATAACAGCAGGTAACTGTGAGCCAAACTCAGTCATATACCTTTCATAAATCTTATCTATAAACATTGGATCTTGTCGCCATTTAGCAACACATATATCAGATACTCCAACTTTAGCAGCAACTTCCTTAACCGTAATAGCAGGATTTAGTGCGAAAAGCTCTATTGCGAGGACTTTGTGGGGTTTTCTCTGTGCAGGGGTTGTTTCCATAGTACATAATGTAGTACTTATGGTACTTTTATCCAATTATTTTTTTGTTTTGGGATTATGGTAGTAAAGTTTTACATTTTTTGTGGTAGGGGTTCCGACAAGGTTTTAGCGAATCACATCCCCCCACGCCCCAATACAAGCAAATATACGCTTTAAGGCTATTAAGGTATCAATTTAGTAGATATTATGGGGACAATAAGGGGATCATTAACGCATATTATCACATTAGTTTAATTTAAAGATAAATATATAATTAAATAAGTTGTTCAAGATATACCAAACCAAACCCCCAAACAAAAACAAAATACAATACAATCTTTTATTGTGTCTTACTATGTATTAAATGTATCATTAACGGCTCAATATCACGGCTTTAAATGACATTAATTACATTAAAAACATATTAAAATAAATAATCTATTGACGAGAAATAAAAATAATTTATCTTTTTGTTGCATTTAATCTTTGCTTTAATGTAAATTAAGTATCAATTAAAATAACAATAGGAGATAAAATGGAATTAGTAACAATACAAAATATAGTTTTAACAATCTTAATGGGTGTTATGCCCTTGTTAAGTTTGTGTATAGTTTTAACAATAGTATTCAATCTTAATAGAGTAGATACTAGAACGGTTTTAATATGCGTTGTTATGGGCCTTTTATTAGTAACACCAGCATTAACAATATTAACAGTATTAATTTAACTAAATAAAGGAAATAAATAAAATGAATAAATATAATCAATTACTTTCAATCAATAGTGACTATAAAACGTCAAAAGGAACTAAAAAAGGCTATTTAACTGGCATCTTGTATTTATCACCAGCTAATGAAAGCGGTAAGAATTTTTGTTCTAGTGCTAGTGCTGGATGTATTTCAAGCTGTTTAAACACGGCTGGACGTGGTGCGTTCAATAGTGTACAATTAGCACGTTACAACAAATCTAGGTATTTTATAGAAAATAAACACGGCTTTATGTTTGATCTTGTTAAGTCAATAATACGTCTAAAAATAAAAGCTAAAAATAAAAACTTAATTCCAGTTGTAAGATTAAACGGAACTAGTGACTTATTATTTGAACTTATTAAAATAGATATTAAAACTATATTAAATGATAAATACATATTAAATAATATAGATAAATTAAATATTAATGTTTTAAATAATGATGCTTGTAATATATTTGATCTTTTTAATAATATTACTTTTTATGATTATACAAAACATAATATAAAAATACGTAAAAAAGCACTAAAAATACAAAATTATCATTTAACGTTTTCACGTTCTGAGAATAATGAAAATCAGGCTATTTCATATTTAATTAATGGATTAAACAGTGCGTTTGTGTTTTCTGGTCAAATACCTAAAAAATATAAAGGATTTAAAGTATTTAACGGTGATGATACTGACTTAAGATTTTTAGACCCTAAAAACGTAATTATAGGATTATTAGCTAAGGGTCAAGCTAAAAAAGATAATTCTGGATTTGTAATTCATAACTAAAAAGGGGTAAAAAATGTATCAATACAACAATTCAATTAATGATATAAATTTTCGATATATTGTTAATGTACCTAAAGATAACGGCTTTATTGCTAAACGTGTAAACATTAAATACTTGGAATTAATTAAGTTATTAGAACTAAAAAAAGATGACTTAGGCATAAATTATAATCAAGGTAACACTAGGCAATTACAATTAATACAGCATCTTTTATTAAAAACTAAAGATTTAAACATTATAAAGTGTAATGTTTATATAAATGATGAAATAATATTATAGGAGCTAAAAAAATGAAAAAAGTTATATTAATTAAAAAGCGTATTAACGGAATTGAAACAATAAAAGCAGATAATTCATACACGCCAAAAAGCTATTTAAAATATAATCTATTATATATGAACATATTATTAATTGGTTATGCTTTAATACTATTAACGGTAATTAATCTTTAAAAGGCTTAATATGATCGATTTAATAACAATACTATCATTAGTTACTATAATACTATTTATTAAAATAACATAAGGACGGCAAAAAATGAACTTTTATAATTACTATACAAAAACACAAATAAATAATATTTGTTGCTATTATGGGCAAATTATGGAGAATTTAAGCTATAATCAAATAGCTTTATTAATTGAGAGGTATGAAAATGAATAAATTAATTAAGATATTAAAATACTTTGATAATCATACTATAAAACAAGTTTATAATTTATTGCTGGAATTTGATAATAATAAACATACGTCAAATTTTAAAGAATTTGTTAAAAATTATAATGAATATAAATAGGAGTTTAAAAAATGAATAAAAAGTATATTTCAGACTTAACTTTAAAAGAGTATAAATTATATAATACTTTAGCAAAGTTAAAAAGTGAAGGTAAAATAACACAGGATCAATTTGATTGTAAACTAAAACAAATATTAACTAAAGGGGAATAATAAAATGAAAAAAGATAAATTATTAGAATTATATGCAGATGATTTTGAAATTGAAGAATGGTGGAAACAAGTTTGTAACGATTTAGGTGTAGATTATAAGAAAGCCGATAAAGTTACTATATCTTATAATAAAGTTATAATTAATAAATAATATTAATAACTAATAGAGAGGCAAAAAATGAATGAATGTGATACTTGTAATAAATTAGGTTATATTTTTACATATAACGACAAAAACAAAAAAGACGAAATACAAAAATGTGATGAATGTAATATATTTAAAACTGATAAACACGCAGAATGGTATGTTATATTTAATAATATTAATAATTATAATATATGTTAATAACTAATATTATAACCCTTATATTTGGACTCTGAGATATAGCAGTCCTATCCCTAAACTTTATATTTA